GTCAGGTGCTTTCTCGTTTGTCTTTTCGTTCTCGTACATAGTACCAACCTTTTGATATACATCTCGTGCAATCTTACCATCAGGCAATGCTGATTTAATTACAACTATTCTGTATTCATTTCGGCTACTATCCATTTTGCCTTGCACAAGCAGACTTTCATCTGCTCGTGGTTTGAATAGGCTACCCCTATCTGTGTTATCATAGTCCATCGTCATGTTCTCCTTGTGATGATTTACTGTTTCCAGTTTGTATTGAAGGCTTGCTTGCCAAGTTACCATCGTCATCTTCAGATGGTAAGCCGTACACACTCTGCAAAGTGTATCTCTTTAAGTAGGTTATGGCTGCTCCCAGTTTTTGTGGGTTCTGTAGTGAAGCAGGTTGCAGTATGATAGGACACTCTGATACATATGTATTGTCATCATTTATTTGATGAACAGTAGTACGCACAAGTGGTATTGGTGTAGCTTCAAGATCATTCTTTATGTATGCAAGCTCTTGAGTAAAGTACAAACCAAATTGATTACCTTGATTCACTGCTTCTATTACAGCTTCCAAAGTAGCATAGTTACTATGAAAGTGTGGGTTCTTACCATCTTTGTTTGCACTGATGGATAGTTTTTGAAACTCATGCATAGCAGTTTTCAAGTTGTACTCTTTACTTGGAACTGCTTTCTTGATATTAGTTTTATTGTCTGTCATGTCGACCTCCAGATGTTATAGATAATAAAGGGTAAGTAGGGATCGGCTTACCCTTTTTTAGTTACACGTACCGATCCACGTTTGTCTCTCTTCACTGCGATCAGATCATTGTATACCTCCCTTTCATTTGGTCTGATCTCTTCTCTTAAGGCTTTCTTTGCAGCCTCAAATGTCTTTGCAGCATCTTCATATTGCAAATATTGTTGTGTATATTCTGTAAAGCTATTGCTTTGTGATGCATCTCGTGCTGTCATCTTGTTGATAGGCACACCATCAATAGATAGTATGTTGTCACGTAGAACTTGTGTGTTGTAATTTAAATCATCAGGTTCTGTGTTGTGAATTATATGTTCCCAAAACAATTTGATTTGATCTTGCATATTACTTAGATATTCTTCTGATGGATATACCTCTACTGCTTTCCATTGATTACCAAAGATAACCGAGAATACTATCTTGTTTAGTTTAGCAATCCATATGTAGAACTGTAGTTGTGGCATATAGTACTCAAGCATTTTATCCATAGTATTGTAGGAGTATGTATGCTTACACTCGATACCAATGTATTCAATTTCATCATCAGCATTTGTGCCTGAGAAACCATCAAGTGTACCTGTAAGTTTAATTAAACCATATTGCATTTGACGAGCAGCTTGTTTGTTAAACTTCAGCATATAATTATCTTCAGCCCATTTGATATTGAAATCTTCTGTGGCTAGTCCAAGTTGTACATTGAATTGAAATGATAAGTCAGGTCTGCCTTGCAAACCTTTCTTGATTTTCCATAATTTATTCCAGTTCCCATTCATAATATCTATCATGTCTGAGCCACGAATATAGTCTTCAATGTATGGCGATTGGGTAGGGTTTATTGTGCTAACTTTCATATTGACCTCCACGTTCTTAAGTTAGTTGCTATCAGCCTAATCTATTTATGTAAATAAATCAAGCACTTAAATATTTATTATGATCATTTTTATCTGAGTAAATATCTACCTTACTTAGTACTGCATCTACTAATTGAACACGTCTATGATAAGATACATCTGTATATTTAATGAACTCAGCTAGTGATGGAAAGAATGTACTGGTTCTACATATCTCGTCACACGCAGCCTTAAGTATATCAGCAGGTATATGGGATAGTTTTGAAGCATATACTCTGCACTTCAAAGCTAAGTCTGCCTCAGTAAGCCTTGCTTGTGCAGTAGTACATACCAAGACTTCCATGATCCAGTTCTCAATAGTTGTTTGATCAGCACAAACCATTAGCTTCTTCATCAAGCCAATAGTTTTTTTGTGTTGCTCTTTTTGTTCTTCGATAGTGCCACTGAATATGTTTCCTCTTGGTAGTACCCATCTTTTGAAATCATATTCTGCTGTTACAGATTCACTTATTACGCAGTTCAGCATGGACTCTAGCAAAGAAACTGTTAGTGTTGTTGCCTTGCTTGGTGTTATTTGTTTTTGGTTTGTTAGTACTAAGTCTGCGAGTCTTTGATCTTGCACACCATTTTTTATATTCATTATCCCAGTCATCTCTTCTGACTTGGTTACGGATATTGAAGTATTTAAAGTATTTAGTTTCTTCATTGTGATCTACCTCCTTTAGTTCTTCTAATAGTTTGTGGCTTGGCTGCCATTCTTTAGTTAAGTAATTCATTTTAATAACTCTTTAAAAAGTTTATCAGGAATAATAGCAACCCATTTAGGATTACCATTCTTGCGTTTGTATATAGCAAGATCTCTATTCTCTAACACCTTGAAAACATTAGGGAATCCATCAACAGATCTATACTTAATCTCAACAACATATTCTTTGTCATTGATTACTAGCTTGATGTCACCAGTATGCTCACCACCAAGGCTACCTGATAGTGGTACTTTTTTTACAGGTAACTTCCATGATGTGAATAGTTTTACAAACCAATTCTCGTGGTAGTTACCTTTGATTTTACTTTTGCTAGGCATTGATTATCCTATCTCTTATTTCTTTAAGTTCTTTAGCAGTATCGCTATCAGGCTCAACTAATTTCAAAACATATTTTATAGTAGCTGATACGACTGTCCATTCATGGTATGTTAATTTAATATTTTCTCTCATTAAAACTCTCCATCATTAAGTGTTGCTGTTAAGTAAACTTGCAATGCTTCGCACCAACACAGCAAGTTAAATAGTCTTGGCTCTTTATTTTTTCTCTCCCAATCACCAAGAGTTTTGGTATCAGTACCTATTTCCATAGCTAATTTTTCTATAGTAAGGCCTTGAATTTTTCTTTGTTTGATAAGTGTGTCTATTATTTTATTGTACTGATACCTTTGTTCAGGTGTCATCAATACGTGTAATTTCTATTCGTAGCTGTCATACCTGCAGGTTGTAGCTTATCATTTCTTTCAGGATAGAATAACATTGCCTGATAAAAATCATGATAGCTTTCTATTCTTACATGACCTGCACGATCTAGTTCATCTAGCTCTGGTGCTACATCTTCAAATCTTTCTTCCATTTTTTGTCTCCCATATTTTATATTTAATTTCGCCTTGTTTATTCCATAGTTCTGTACCAAACTCATAACCTTGTTTGTAATAAGTTGAAAACAATTTAGTTTGGTCTCTTGTTCCGTTTATTAAAGCATCAGTTACTCCATCTTCAAAGAATTTTAGATAGCTTTGTCTTCTTTTTTCTAAAGGTGTTTGCATATTATTCCTCGTTATTTAATTTAAATTGAAATCTTAATGCATGAAATGCGTCATCAAGTTTTTTAATATCAGTCAAATAAATATCTTGTATATCGTAAATGTTATCTAACATATCACGCATAACATCATGAGATTTTTGTATTGCATCTGATTGTTCTGTTGTTAATTTTGGTTTGGTCATATTGTACTCCATAAAAAGGGGGATAACCCTCCCTATTATCCCCCATTAATTTGTGCTACTTACTAGTGGGCAATCAATCATTAGGCATAGGAGGACATAATGATTGCACTAGCAAGCAGCTTCTCTCTAACAATATCTACCTATCTGTCATCACAAGTGAACTTAATGTCAGCTTACAGGATAGACTATAGGCCGTTTAAAGACTGTAACCTTTCGGCTTGTTAGAGTGAATACTTATACAGCTTGATACTGTTTGCGTAACTGTTCATCAAGCCACAACTCATGTGAATCGTCAAGATGATCAGCATTTATTTGTTCCCACATCTTTGTGGTTTTGACAGTCATCTTGTTGATCCATACTTCTGAGTTGTCATTGCCCAATGGTTTTGCAACATCAACCAAGTGTTCATATATTGGTCGATAGTTTTCAGGTGTTGCAATACGAGAAAACTCTGTGCATAACTTTAGTTCTTTTGTTGTGTATGTAATCATTCGCTTCTAGCCTCCACTAGTTTGTATGTTAGTTCTTGTGCAAAACTATCTATTACTGATACTTCCATGTTATATTCTTCACACATAGACATGAATTTATCAACAGACATAACAGCTACCTTCTCATATGTTTGTTCTAATAGTTGTTCGTAATATTGATTAGACATTTGTTACCTCCATTAATTAAACATTGAGTCTGGTTTAGACATATATGATAGCATCTTACTGTTACGTTCTACAGTTGTCTTGTTCGTGCTACTCACATTTTGTGGGTGAGATATCCAATGTGTGACTGCATTGTATAATGCCCATTTGTTTCTGCCAATGTTGTGACAGTAATCACCCCAGTGTTGTTGCAGCTTTTGGTATTGAGTTTCGTTACGATATCTGCCATCAATGGTTGGTTTTGGTGTCCAAGTTAGCTTGGAAAACAATCTATCAACTTCATCAGAAACTACTGCTGTGTTGTACCATTCACGAAAGCGAGGCTCATTGTTGCGAAACAATTCAACCGAGTGTTTGATATGATCGAAGTTGTAATTGAAATGACCATTATGTTTCTGTCTGTAATTAGCAATAGAATCTGCAGTAGTGCAACCATTCATACACCATAGACGTAGACCATCTGCACTAATCATAACAGACCAGACACCATTGTATGAATTACGAAGTGTAATCTGAAAAGCAATGTAATCTTGCATAGCAGGATCATCAAAGCAAATCTCTTTAAAGATAAGTTTTGCTTCCATCATTGCACCATTGTCAATCATGTTGATCTGTGTGACGTATGGTGTTTTCATTTTATCTGCAATATCAATGACTGGATCAAGTACTGTTGCATGAGTAACAGGTCTGTATGATTTGGAATGATTGCCAAGATACTCTTCTGTATCTGATCTGATAATCATTACACGATCATCACAGTTGATTAGTTTATCATCACACATACCTTTCATGGGTATAGTTTCGATAGGAAAGTTATACTCTGCAGGTTTGTCGATTAGTTTAGCTAGTTGTGTCATGTGATTCATGTTGTCCTCCATATTGAATCGTTAAAATATATGCCATACTACGTATAGTATGTATCCAAAGATACCATACAGTGTGCATGACAGACCTAATTCTACAAGCATATCCCTGTAGTACTTAGATTTGTAACCAGTATCACTGGCATTTATTATGTGAAGTTTAATGTATTTCTTGTTCATTATCTTCTCCTTGTATTTGATACACCATACATAGCTGTCACTAGTCCTACTGTGTATGCTGCAAACCAAATTACTATTGCCATGTCGTAACCAACAAACTCATATGTACCAATTAAAGACAGAGTAGTTAGTATTGTGCCAATAATTATGCAAAGTATGTATGTCAATGTAAACTCCTTAGATTATCTAGGTGGTTGATGTTCCAATCATGTACTTGTTTGCAATGAATAAACAAACGTAGGTCTTCACGAAAATAAACTATAGAAAAGAATATTAAGAAGACAATGATTGGTCCTTTTTCTTTTGATAGAAATTCAAAAGCCAATTTCATAATTAAACTCCAATTCAAGATGATCGTGTTAAAATTTAAGCACGAGCTATTACACGCAGGGGTTGAACCACCGACGTGTATGAGACGTGACTCATAGATTTGTCGAGACTCGATGTCGAGAGAAATCTTTTATTGATTGAAAAGAAAAGTAGAGCCTAAGCCCTACTCCTCAGTTTAGATTGAACCCACATATCCCATGCAAATTGTCTAACTAACATAGATGAAGTGCCTAGATCATATGTTTTTCTATAGTCTTTATACATACGCATAACACCACGTTTGTTCCATAGATATATTGCACGAGCCATATTTTCTTTCCAAAAATCTCTCGTCTGCACACCATGTTTGTGTAGTTTACCATAATGTTTATATTTCATTTGATCTATATCGCCGTTGTTTAAGTTGTCTATATATTTCATAATTTATCTCCTATTAGTTATGAGGTAGAAGTATAAAACTCCTACCTCGATTTATGATTAGGCTACACCTAGTGCTTTGTCTTTTGCAGTAACTTTCTTCTTAGTTACAGTAGGCATTGGTTGTTTGGCTAGTTTGTATTGTTTCTTGTTTTGAAACCAATCTATACCATAGTTAGGTTGTACCTTACCATTTTCGGTAGCCCATGCATAACCCATGCAAGATTCAAACAATGAAGCAAATTGTTCATACATCTTCTTGCATATCTCGTATTTATCTTGAGCTACCATATAAGCAATCTCAACATACGATCCACGTACCTCGTCTTGGCTGAATCTTTCCACATCTTGATTGTATGTATACTGTGTCTTATCCAAGTAATCTTTGGCAGATTTAAGCGAATAAGCACATGATACTGTAATGCCACCAATCATTAAGAACAAGTCGAGATTGTATTTTGGATTTTCCATTCTCTCACCCTGTTCAGTTGATTGACGTGAAGTACCATCAGCATTCATTGGTCTGTCGATAAGATAGTTATCCACATCATTGAATAATGTATCAGGTATTTCATTTAAGATTAATGTTGAAATATCATTGAATGTATTTTGTTTAGTTTTTGTCATATCGTTATCTCCTATGTTGATATGGTTAAGTTACAATCCCAAACACTTGGGAAAGCTATGCCCTTTACTCGTCATACGAAGTCAAGGGTTTTAATCAGCTTTAGCTGATAATGCGTAACAAATATTGATCACAACAATAATATTGAAACGGGGTGAAGCATTACCCTTTACTCGTATGGTATATTGCTAGGAGCTTGCTTTCCCTAGTGTGCCTCGCAGAGTAAAGGAAGTGTGCGTAGAGAGTGATATTGTCGCATGAAGAGTTAAAGAGATCTGTGCGAACTTCAGATCTTTTGATCGGTATGAATGGGTCAATCCCATTGCGTACCGATTCTATGTTATTCCAGTCTTTATAAGAATTACATTGCCATGCCTAGGCTGAATAGCAAGAGGGGAAGAGGTTGGGCTACTATCCGTTGCACAGTAAATGAGTCGCACACACTTTAGCGACTCAGAGACTGATGCTTTAGGTTGTAGGGGAACTCTTGCTATTCTGAATAGGTTTGGCATACGCATGATGGAAACCACCACGATAAACCCTTTATAAACAGTGGGTTATAAAAGCCCTTGACAAGTGATATTTACTTGTTCCATAAAGAGGGGGTAAGGGGGTGTTTATGCTTACACAAAGAAAGTTAACCAAGAAACAGACGTTACTTATTGATACGATTGTAGCTACTGGTTGTAGTGTAATCAAAGCGGCGAAGATAGCAGGATATGCTGATGGTGAGTCAGGTAGAGTGACAGCCAGTAAGACTTTGCGATTACCTCATGTTCAAGAATATATGCAAACAAGGATAAGAGAAAGTATAGGACTTAATGCTACGATAGCTTCTCGAAAGGTATTAGACCTAGCCAGTAGAGCTAAGAGTGAGTACGTACAGTTAGAGGCAAGCAAGGATATACTAGACAGAGCAGGATATAAACCAGTAGATAAAGCCATGCACTTAGTCAGTGGTAATATTAATGTAAGTATAGATCTGACATGATTGGTGATGTAGTACTAAGAGATGTCAGATTAGAACTACTAAGTAAGATAGTAGGGGGTAGGGGTTAAAAAAGTGAGAGGTCTACTCTACAACACGTCTCACTCAAACATTATAGTTCAAAAAGGTACGTTATGATTGAAATACATTTTAGATTGTTTAAACTCTTTAATAGGATAAGTAATTACTTCTACGGGAACTACTGTAGAGGACTACATAGAAGGCAAGGAAGG